GACTACCGCCACCAGCATCGGCTTGCTGCATCCGATTTCGGCTGCCGCGGCGGCATAGGATTTGCCGATTTGCTTAAAGGTCTGTTTCATGCTTTCCCTTTTTTTCAAATGCGACGACGTCGTCGCATTTGCCTAACCGGTTTTATGCAGTTTCAGACGACCCATCGTCTTGAGCCTGTCGTAAACCTCGTCCAATTTGCTCTCGACCACGCCTTCCGGGTAGTGTTTGAGGATGACCGCCATCGCCTGTTTCCAGTCGCCGCCGTCTGCCTCGACGCGGGGTTTTAAGCGTTTGGCGATTTCGACCTTGCTCAATACCTGCTCAGAGACTTCCATCCGGTTGTACGCCATCTGCTGTCCCTGTTTGGGCATAAAGAGCGTATTTCGCGCGGCGAGCGTATCTTCCTGATGTTTGTACGGGTCGATTTCGCCGCCGAATGGGACTGCTTTGTCTTTGCGTTTGGCGGCTGCCGCCTCCAGCGTTTCCGCACCCATCGCCAGCTTGTCCAGCTCTTTTCGATGATGCTGCGCGTCCGTATCGGCAGGGGCTTTGTATTCCGCCCCGATGACCGCGGCGTCAGCCCTGAAGCCCATCTCGTCAAAAACTACTTCGGGTACGGATACCCAAACCTCGTTACCCTCCGCGTCATAAGTGGCGACCCGCGCCCCGTTTACCTCCCAAGGGTTCTTACCGACCAAAACCTTCTGACCGACCAAAATCCCCTTGATGCCTTTCACGCTATATACCCGTCCGCCGAAGCGGATTTCCAAATCCGCCGAGACTTTCGCCTCTTTCGGCGCGCTGATGGCAAGCTCTCGGCAATAATCTGCAGGCGGCGGCAGGATGAGCTGCTCGGGTTTGATTTTGTTCCACGCCTGATAGCGGGTCATGCCGTGGCGGCTGTGCTTTTGCGTACCGTTGTAGTAACGCATCCACCGTTCCGATAAAGCATTGAGCTGGTCGATGTCGTGCACCTCGGTAAAGCGCAACCCGCTCTCAAATGCCGTTTCGACAATATCGTTAGCTTTTTCTACTTGCCCTTTGGCACGCGGATTGCCCGGCTTGTTGATTTGCACATGCACATCCAACGACTTGCACAAATTTTTAAACGCTGCCGAAGTATTCGCGCTGCCCGGGTCAAGCATGACCATGCGCGGTACGCCGCGAAACGGGTCTTTTAACGGGTCTGCCTTTTGCTGCATCATGTAGATGAAAAAGTCGCAGAGGTTCGCGCTGGTCTCGCCGCCGAAGTAATAACGCACCGCAATCGTGCCGGAGGCATGGTCTGTCCCCGTGTACCGCCAGACGCGGTCGTTTTCGATTTTGACGACGTTTTTCGGCTTGTTTTTATAAAACTCCTCTTCCTTCATGACCCGCAGCCCCGTATCCTTGCCCTGACGGGGCAGGTAATACAAAACGCACAAACTCGGGTCGATTTGCCAACAATGGTTCGGATGCTCTGATTTCATTCGGCTGACCGGTTCGGGCTGGAGCAGTTGGTCAGGATGCAGCTTGTACTCTCGTAAAGCCCGGGTAATGGTGTTTTCAGAAAGCGGCATGACTTCCCCGGTTTCCTCATCAATCCGCGCCGCCTCGATTTTTCCGTTGGCGCGCAGCATTTCCACTGCCTGCCGCACCGACATCAATCGCTTGCCGTTGCGCCTCATCGCCTCCACCAAAACCGCCGAAATCAATTTAGCTTCTTCCGGCTTCAGCTCCGTCTTGCCCGCATCGCTGCGCCGTTTGCGCGTCGGCTTGACGCTGACCGCCTCCAGCTTGCGGTATAGCGTGGCAAGGCTGATGCCCAATTCCTGCGCCTGCTGCTTAAGATATGCAGAGCGTGCGCCGCGTCCCATTGCTTCCGCCTGATTCTCGACTGCCTTAAGACGCTCAATCATTGCCGGATTCATCGCCTTCTCCCGTTTCACCGCCCAACCATTCCGGCACATTGTCTGTCGGTGCTTCGGTCGGTAGGGCATAGCTTTCGCGCAGTTGATCGCAGTCCAAAATAATTTGATTGAGCGTGCCGACCATCTTCGCGCGGTGGTCAAATCCATGCGCCTCGCCGTGAGCCGCAATCTGTTCAAACATCTCGCGCAATCGGCTGATTTGCGAGCGGATACCAACTTCCAAGCTGCCAAGCTGCATCGTCAGCTCGATGCCCACATCCGCAGGTTTAGGCTCTTTGACACCCGTCTGCTTTTTCGACAGCTTTTCTGCCAGCTCATCGACCTTTTTATTTTTATCGGCAATTACCTTATCTTTCGCTTCCGCCGTTTCGCGGCTTTCGCGCAGGGCGACGCGCAGCTCCTTGACCGTCATACGGTCGACATCGTCAAAAGTGTTGCCGTTGACCTCACCGCCTTCGGCAAGCTCCAACAAAGTGTCATCGTCTTCAACCAGCAGCTCAAGCAGTTTGGATTTGCCCAAAGTCATCAGCTTAGGCTGAACCTGTTTCATTTTCGGGTCGATAAATCGGAGGGTGGCATTCATCAATCTTTGAGATTCCCGCCGTCCGAGGCCGAATTCTTTTTCAGCGATTTCGGCAAACCGCCCATGCGGCGTATGTTCTTTGATGATGATCAGCGCGCGTCCCAGCTCAAACATCCCTTCCATCGTTTGGCGTACCGCAAATCGTCCGCGTTCAATCCATACCGTCTCGTTGTAGGCCTCGCCGCTCGAAAACTTGTCCATAACCTCCATGCTATGGATAGCCAGCTCGTTGGCCGTTGCGCCGACCGTATGTCCTAAAATTTCTGTTGCCATTTCTTTTGCTCCTCAAATGCGACGACGTCGTCGCATTTAGTAAATTCGGTTTTCCAATTCTTGCAAGCGCGCATTTAACCGCTCTTGCTGTTTTCTAAATCGCTCTGCGATTTGCAGGGTTTTGATGCCGTAGGCGTAGTTTCCGTTATCCAACTTGACCACCAACCCAGAAGCAATCAAATCATCGAGATCCCTACTGATTTGTGTTGGTGTCATCCCCAGCCCAACCGATAAATCTTTATTACTCAGACCGATAATTGGATGTTCATCAAGCGCGATAAAGACCCTCAATAGTCGCTGTACCCTTTTACTTTCTGCCATATCGACTCCTACGCTGCGTCTTGTTTGGACTTAAGCCCGAGTTCCAGCGCGATTTGATGCGCTTTCCCCCGATTTGCTTTAACGGTACCGTTCAAAATCCGAGACACATACGTCGGGTCATAACCACGCGCCATGCACCAATCCTTCATCGTTTCACCGCGCTCTCGGAAACCTGCTTTTATTTTTTCTGCTTTCACGGAATATCTCCTGTTTGGTTCTCGTGTTAAAATTCTGATTGTTTAAATCTTTAAACAATCTTGTATCAAACTTGATGCAAGTATAATAGGAATATTTCTAGCTAGCAAGATTATTTCTAGTTTATTTTTAAGGATTAATTCTATGAGTTTGATTTTTACTGGAAATATTCGTGAACTTCTTGCAAAGGAAGAGCTGACTATCGCTGAATTTGCCGATTTGATAGATGAAAAAGTATCCAGGGTGAATGATGTTTTAAGCGGAAAGCAGCGTCCACCATTTGATATGGTGGAAAAAATATTGAGCAAATTTGATGTTGATGCAAACTGGCTGATTTCTGGAAAAAAGAATAGCAAAAGGAATATTTCTAGTTTGACGGCATTGTCAGACGATTACGCCTATATCCCCATGTTCGATGTAGAAGTATCTGCGGGCAACGGCACGACTGCCTACGGTGTAACCGACCCCGCCAATCATCTGGCGTTTAGAAGAGAATGGCTGCTCCAGCGCGGTTTGCATGAGCAAGACCTCAATATCGTTACAGCCAAAGGAGACAGCATGGAGCCGACCATCAGCAGCAAAGACACGCTGCTGGTTGATACCTCCAAAACCAATCCGCGCGACGGCCATATCTACGTCATCCGCAGCGGCGACGTGTTATGGGTAAAGCGAGTACAACGCCAAATCGACGGCAGCCTGCTCTTGATTTCTGACAATTCAACCTATCCGCCCATGCCGCTGATGTTGTCAGACCATCCGGACATACAGGTTATTGGCCAAGTGGTTCAGATTTCAAAAGACCTGAACTAGCCACAATCAAAAAGGGAAATAGAATGAAAATACTCGCTTTATTAATTGCCGCTACCTGTGCTTTATCTGCGTGTAGCGGCCAATCTGAAGAGCAACCGGCACCTGCCCAGCCTCAAGAGCAAGTTCAATCCGAATTGAAAACCATGTCGGCAAGCTATGCCGAATATCAAGCAGCAGCCAATAAAGGGCTTGCCGACCAAAAAACCGGGCTATCCCTGCCTGAACATGTATCCCCAACCGATAATGCAGAAGGGAAGAATCTGCTGCATGATTTTTCAGACGGCCTCACATTAACCGTTGATACCGATAAAGCTGACAAAATCACTGCCGTCCGAGTGGTCTGGAACACAGATGCAGTGCCTCAAAAAGCGGGAAAACTGTCCAAAGCTGCCGCAGCATTGATTGCGGCAACCGCCCCGGAAGACCGCACACTGCTGCGTGATACCGGCGACCAAATCAAAATAGCGATTGACAACCATAATGCGAAAAAAGACCCAACCCGAGAATGGGTACGCGGCGGGGTGGTTTATAAAGCTACCGTTACCAATTTACCGAGCGTGGTTTTGACAGCAAAAGCTGAATAAATTGAATAACATTTGTAATCTCATACAACTTGAGTTTATTTAATCAGATTAGTTGAAACTTGAGTTTTAACCCCCTTTAAAAGCCCATTCAGACGACCTTTTCTAAAATCCTTGTATTGATTTCAACCTCAATACAGGGATTTTTCCATGTCAGACAAATTCAACCAATTCATCAACCGCGTCCTCTCTCACGAGGGCGGTTACGTCAACCATCCCAAAGACCCCGGCGGCGAAACCAACTGGGGCATCACCAAGCGTACCGCAATGGCAAACGGCTTTAACGGTTCCATGCGCGCCATGACCCGCGAACAGGCTATCGGCATTTATCGAAAGGCGTTTTGGGAGCGTTACCACGCAGACCAAATGCCCGAAGCGGTCGCTTTCCAATTTTTTGATGCCTGCGTCAACCACGGTTACGGCAATGCCGCCCGTATGCTCCAACGCGCCGCAGGCGTGCCGGACGACGGCATCATCGGCGAAATCAGTCTCAAAGCCATCAATTCCCTCCCCGAAAACGACCTTTTATTGCGGTTCAACGCCGAGCGTCTGGTCTTTTATACCAAGCTCGGTACGTTCACGTCTTTCGGTAAAGGTTGGGTCCGCCGCGTCGCGCAAAACCTGATCCACGCATCAGCGGACAACATTGATTAAAAAAGGAGCAATCATGTCAAAAAAGTCTTTACTCGCCCTAATGGCCGCCGTGATGTCTCCCAGTTTCAGCGTCGATCTGGGCATTCGTTCAGCTATACCTTCTCAGGGATGTCGGACGATGCCTCACCGTCCAAGCGGGGTAGCAGCAGCGAAACGCGCCGCGAAGAAAAACCGTCAAAAATGACCGGCTTTTTCCGATGGCTGGGCGGTTTAGTCTCCAATCCCGCAACCGGAAAAATCAGCCATACCAAATTATGGGCAAACGTTGCCGCCGCAGCGATGACCTATAAATTCTCGCTCTCGCCCGATGCCCCCGAATGGCTTTGGTGGGCATACGGAGCAATGGTCGGCGGCTACGCCTTAATCAAACGCGGCATTGCCACCGTACCGCAGTTGGCGGAAATCAAAAAATCCGAGAATCCGGAAGAATGGAGCGGCAATGATTGATTTTTTGTACAAAAACAAATCGGCATTGGCATGGCGTGCATTGATTGTTTTGGGCATCTGGCTAAGCGGTTATCACTATGCCGCCGACAAAGCCGATGCCAAGCAAACCGCCCTGATTACCGCCTACCAAAACTCATCAATGGCGGCAGCCAAACAATACGCCGACGAGCTTAAAAAAGCGCAGGCGGAAACGAAGCGTTGGCATGACTTCGCGCAGCATCAAAGCATCGAGCTGGCATCCGCCCTGAGCGAACTGGATAAAAATAAAAACACTTTACAGGAGCAAACGCATGACGCGATTAAAAAAGACGGCAATGGTTTTAACGGTATCGGCTCTAACAGCCTGCACCTATACAACCGTGCCTTCGGATACCCCGATTAAAACCGTACCGACAGTGGATTTGCCGCCTGTATCTACCGGGCTGCTGGTCAAATACGAACGCCCTGAGCGTCCGACCGGCGGCTCACCCGAACAACTCTTAAACCATGCCGTACGTTACGGCGAATACTGCCAAAAATTGGAAGTCCAAGTCTCCGGGTGGCAGGACTGGTACACGAAAGGCCGTCTGAAAAATGACTGATTTTGCCGACCGCGCATCAGAGCGTGAAGCCATATTTTTGGAAGAGTCCCTGGCGAAACATCAAAACACACCGGAACGTGCCGACAGCCTGAGCCATTGCGAAGATTGCGGCAGCCCGATACCGGAAGCAAGACGAAAAGCAGTCAAAGGCTGCACCCGCTGCATCGTTTGCCAAGAATATTTCGAACACGGATGGCCCTAAAAATGGAAAAAACCTTTATACACATCGAATTTTGGCAGTTGGTTGGATTTCTTCTCTCCTTCCTCGGTATCTGTTTTACCTTCGGCAAAATGCTGCTGGCGCAATTCCGCGAGCAGCAGGACGAACGCCAAAAACAGCAGGAACGCCTGCAAGGCAAAGTTGAAATCATGGAAAACAAACTGGCGGAATTCAACGCCGGCCTGCCTCTGACCTATGTTTTGCGGGAAGACTACATCCGCAATCAGGTCGTCCTCGAAGCCAAGCTCGACAATGTTGCCGAAAAACTCACTGAAATATACAAGATGGAAAGCGTAAAGAAATGATTAGCCAAGAATTGATTGCCAAACAACGCCGCGAGGGGATGCGTTGGAACATCATTAACACCCTTAATAAAGCCCGCCCGCACACCACCAGCGAGACCTTTCTGCTGGACATCATGAACGCGATTTACCCGCAGACCACCGCCACCGAACTGCGCCAGCAGCTCGACTACCTTGCCGACCGCAAAATGGTCGAACTGAATAAAGCACCGCACGGCTTGTGGTTTGCCGACCTGACCAGTTTGGGTGTCGATATTGCCGAATACACAGTCGAGTGCCGCGCCGGTATCGCCCGCCCCGAAAAAGTGTGGAGCTGATATGGCAAAACGCAGCGTCATCGATCAGCTCCCTGAAGCCGTCCGACACGAGTTTGAGCGCAAGCTCGTCGAAAACGGCTTCGCCGATTATCAGGCATTATCCGAATGGTTACAGCAGCAGGGCTACGAAATCAGCCGCTCCGCCGCCCATCGGTACGGCCAAAAAGTACAGCGTCGGTTTACCGCCATCAAAAACAGCACAGAAGCGGCACGCCTGATTGCCGAAGGCGCGGCAGACGAGGGGGATACCCGCTCCGAAGCCTTGATGGCGATGTTGCAGACAGAGTTGTTTGAGGCATTGGTGCAGATTGGCGAGATGCCCGAAGACGAGTTAAACGCGCTTGACCGTTTCGGGATTATGAGCGAGGGCGCGCGCAAAATCAGCGGTCTGATTACCGCCGGAACGCGCCTTAAAGAATATCAGGCAAAAGTTAAAGCCAAAGTCGAAGCCGCCGCCGAAAACGTGGCCAAGCAGGCAAAAAAAGGCGGGCTGTCCGACGCGGCTGCCGAAGCCATCCGCAAACAGATTTTAGGTATCGCATCATGACATTGCCCAAAACCGAAGACCGCACGCCATCGGCATTGCTTCCTTATCAGCAGCGTTGGTGCGCCGATAACTCTCCCGTCAAACTCTGCGAAAAATCCCGACGCATCGGTCTGAGCTGGGGCGAGGCTGCCGATACCGCCTTACTTGCCGCCTCATCGGGCGGCATGGACGCATGGTACATAGGCTACAACAAAGACATGGCTTTGGAGTTTATCCGCGATTGTGCTAACTGGGCGAAATTCTACGGCTTGGCGGCTGGCGAAATCGAAGAAACCGAAGAAGTGTTTGTTGAAGGAGACGACAAAAAATCCGTCCTCGCCTTCGTCATCCGTTTCGCGTCCGGCTGGCGCGTTACCGCCTTATCCAGCCGCCCCTCAAACCTTCGCGGTAAGCAGGGGCGCGTCATCATTGACGAGGCGGCGTTCCACGAGCAGCTCGGCGAGCTGCTCAAAGCGGCAATGGCATTGCTGATGTGGGGCGGTCAGGTACACATCATCTCTACCCATGACGGTGTGGACAATCCGTTCAACGAGCTGATTACCGACATCCGTGCGGGCAAAAAGCCGTACTCCATCCACCGCATTACTTTCGACGAGGCCGCTTCAGACGGCCTCTACCGCCGCACCTGCCCCCGCTTGGGTGTCGGGTGGGAGCAGACGGGACGGGCGGCATGGTGCAAAGAGATTCGTGATTTCTACGGCGACGATGCATCCGAAGAGTTGGACTGCATCCCTAAAAACGGCGGCGGCAAATGGCTCAACCGAGCCTTGATTGAGAGCCGTATGAGTCCTTATACGCCGGTTATCAGATACGACCAAAGCGATGAGTTCGGTCTCTTGCCCGAGCCGCGCCGCGCCGCCGAAGTAGCGGACTGGATAGCCGACACCCTGCAACCGCTGCTCGACGGTTTGGATAAAACCCGGATTTCCTTTGTGGGTGAAGACTTTGCCCGCAGCGGAGACCGTACCGTCATCGTCCCTTTATTGCAGCATACTAATTTAAGCCTTAAGCCGCCGTTCGTGTTGGAGTTGGGCAATATGCCGTTTGCTCAACAAGAGCAAATCATGAAACACCTGTTGCACGGTTTACCCAATCTGCGCGGAGCGGCATTGGACGCGCGCGGCAACGGGCAGTCAATCGCCGAAGCCATGCGCGACGAATTTGGCGCGGAGGTATGCGAGTCGGTCATGCTCTCGGAAAACTGGTACCGCACCCATACCGCTCCGTTCAAAGCCGCCCTCGAAGACGGCACGTTGGACGCAATCCCCAAAGACGAAGACATCCTGACCGACCTGCGCGCCTTCGAGCTGGTCAGAGGCGTGCCGCGCATCCCCGATGTACGCACCAAAGGTCAAGACGGCAAAAAACGCCACGGCGACGCGGCGATTGCCTTTGTTCTTGCCCATTACGCCAGCCGCGAGCTGAATACCGGACCGATACGCGTAGCCAGCCGCCGAATCCGCCGAAAAAGCGCATTAACCAAAGGTTATTAAGGTATTTAAAGAGTACATATCATGCCCAAACCCCACCTCAAACTCAAAACCAGTCAAGGCATCATGACCTTCAAGCCGCAGGATTTATCTGCACATCTCGCCGTTTCCCGCCCGTTTTTCAGCGGTTTTGACGGCTGGCTGCCTAATCCCGACCCTGTTTTGCGCAAAATGGGCAGGCAAATCTCCGTTTACCGCGAGCTGATGCGCGACCCATTAGTCGGCTCGCTGGTGCGCCGCCGAAAAGCAGCTGTTGCCCGCCTAGAATGGCGGCTTGAGGGCGACGACACCCCTAAAAATGTCCGGGATTTTATTGATAGCTGGCTGGCTGAAACCGATGTTTACCGCCTGATTAAAGACGTTTTAAACGCCGTTTTTTACGGCTACCAGCCCATCGAGCTGATTTGGCGTACCGATTCTGCATGGCTGCCTGACGAAATCATCGCCAAGCCGCAAGAGTGGTTCGCCTTCAACGACGACGGCGAGTTGCGTTACATCCAAAACGGGCTGACCGATACCGTTCCTCCGCCTTATAAGTTTCTTTGCCCGACACATGAGGCAGATTATCTAAACCCATACGGCTTAGGCGATTTGGGCTTGGTTTTTTGGCTGGTCACCTTCAAACGCGGCGGCCTTAAATTTTGGATGCAGTTCACCGAGAAATACGGTGCGCCTTGGCTGATTGGTAAAGAGCCGCGTTCCAATACCCCGCAGGATACCGACAAGCTGCTAGACGCGCTCGAAGCTCTAATCGGCAACAGCGTCGGCACCATCCCCAACGATTCCAGTGTCGAAATCCACGAGGCAAGCGGCAAGGCATCATCTATTGATGCCTACGACAAGCTCATCCGTTATTGCCGCTCCGAAATCAGCATTGCGCTGCTCGGACAAGACCAAACCACCGAAAAAGACAGTACCCACGCCAGCGCGACCGCTGGTTTGGAGGTAACGGACGACATCCGTGACGGCGATACCCGTATTGTTGAGGCGGCATTAAATCAGTTGATAAAGTGGGTGGTGGAGATTAATTTCGGAGACGTATCTGCGCCGAAATTCGTGCTGTTTGAAAACGAGGAGAGCGGCACAAAAGAGCGGGCCGAAAGAGATAAGATGATGGTGGATGCCGGTGCCAAGTTCACCAACCAATACTGGCAGCGCACATACGGCCTTGAGGACGGCGACTTGGCGGACGAAGTCCAACCAACCCAAGAGGGTAGATCTGCTGATTTTGCCGAGTTCGATTTGACGGATGCAGGTTTGGTCATCGACGGACTTGCACCCGATACAGGCATCCTGAATAAACAAGGCGAACGGCTGACTGCCGTTCTAGTGGCTGAATTAAGGCAGGGAGAAACCGCCGAGAACCTGCTTGACCGTCTGTCCGCCGCCTATCCGAATATGGACGATACCGCCTTACAAAACGAGTTGGCACGCCTGATTTTCCTTTCCGACTTGGTCGGCAGGATTGAAGTGGTACAGGAGCTTAAATCATGAACCCCCAAGATATTAAAGCCGTCTTCGGCATGACGCCGGAAGCCGCCGTCGCCTATCTAAAGCAAAAAGGCATTGCCGTATCTTGGGATTGGCAGGATATGTTGGACGACGCGCACGCCACTGCCTTTACGGTGGCCAAAACCGCCAAAATGGATGTACTCTCCGACATCTATTCCGCCGTCGTCGATGCCGCTGAACAAGGGCGGACGCTGGAAGAATTCAGCCGCGAACTCGCCCCCGTCTTGCAACGCAAAGGCTGGTGGGGCAGGCAGGAAGTTAAAAATCCCGAAGGCGAAACCCAAAGCGTACAGCTCGGCAGCCCCCACCGCCTGAAAACCATTTATCTGACCAATATGCAGTCAGCCTACATGGCGGGTCGCTACGCCGAAATGATGGACTCCATCGATACGCACCCTTATTGGCAGTACGTCGCCATCAACGACAGCCGCACCCGCGAAACCCACCGTATGATGCACAACCGTGTCTATGCTGCAGACGACCCTGTTTGGGATACCTTATATCCGCCGCTTGATTTCCGCTGTCGGTGCCGCGTCAAACCCCTGTCGCGCAGTGCGGGAGAAGGGCGCGTCCAACCCCGTCCGACGCTTGAAACCATTACCGTCGATATAGGTTCAAATCCCTATACCGGCGAGGAGCGTTACGCACAACGTACCGGCATCCGTATCAATAACAAATTTATCGCACCAAATGCAGGCTTCAATGCCAACCAAGGCAAATCCATGCTGTCCCGCATGGCGCAAATCGCCATAGACAAAGCGCAGGCAACCCATCCGGACATCGCCCGTATCGCCATCAAGACCATGATGGCTAACCGAAAATTCAAAAACGCCCTAACCCCCGAATCATTGGCATGGGTGCGTGAATTATTGAGGGGCTGACCATGCTTGAGATTAAATTAGATGCAGAGAGGCTCGACCACGGTTTAAGTACACTGCTCAAAAACGCCACCGATACCCGCACCATGATGCGGGGCATCGCCACCGAGCTGCTGTCCATGACCGAAGAAAACTTCGAATCCGAAGGTTGGGGCGGACAGCGGTGGAAACAAAGCCGTCGCGCCGCAGATGAAGGAGGCAAAACCCTGCAAAAAAGCGGGCAACTCGCCGCCAGCCTGACCACACAGGTTGGCAGCAACTATGCCCGCATCGGCAGCAACAAAAAATACGCCGCCATCCACCACCTCGGCGGCCAAGCGGGGCGCGGCCACAAAACCAACCTCCCCGCGCGCCCCTATCTCCCTATCAACGGCAACAACCAACCCCAACCAGACGCCAAACGCCGAATCCTAGACATCGCCATCGCCGCCCTCAAAAAAGGACTCTGA